GGACGAAGCACCGCGAATACATGCGCGCGAAAGGGCTGACCGTTGCGGATGATTTCAAAGGTCAGTGGCAGAGGCAGGCCAAGGACCGTGCAGACTTCTTCACCACAGGCAAGGACCCGAGCCGTAAACAAGACCTAGTCCGCGCCCTTGAGCAATCCACCCACACCAGGAGATCATAATGGATCCGGAAGTTAAAGAAGAAAGCCTGCGAGACACCCTGTCGTCTGCGTTCGACGAAGTCGCCACGAAAGTGGAGGACACGCCCACGGAAGAAACCGGAACAGACCCACTTGCCCCGGAAACGACGGGGGACCAACCTGCTCCGGAGCCGAAGGACACGCCGATCGTCGAAGAGAAGAAAGACACGCCAATCGTCGAAGGCAAGCGGGAGGCCAAGCCCAAGGGGGTGGAAGAACTCACGGAAGCGCCGCAGGGCAAGAGTCGCGCCCCCGGTAGCTGGACGCCGTCTGCGCGGGAGAAGTGGACCGCCGTGCCCCAGGAAGTGCAGAAAGAGATTCTGCGGCGGGAACGTGACATCGCGACCGGCTACAACAACATCACGAACATCAAGCGGGACCACGACACGATCAGCCAAATCTTCAGCAGGCATCAGGCGATCATCGGGGCGGAAGGCGGGGACGCCATCAAGCTGACCAACGACCTTTACGGCACGGCAGCGGCCCTCTACCACGGCGCTCCACAGATCAAGGCGGAGACCATTGCCAACCTGATCAAAACGTTCGGGGTGGACATCGCGGCGCTGGACGGCGTGCTCTCCGCTAGAGCTGCGGACCCGAATGCGGCCCCTGCGCGCCATGCTGCACCGCAGCAGGACGCGCAGGCGTACATCGAGGCTGCGGTTCAGCGTGCCCTTCAGCCAATCCTCGGGGCGCGGACGGAGGCCGTCCACAACGACGTCTCCACCGAGTTGGAGACGTTCGCAACGGACCCTAAAAACGAGTTCTTTGAAGACCTGCGGCACGACATGGCGGACATCATTGACATGTCCACCAAACGGGGACAAAAAATTACTTTACAGGACGCATATACCCGTGCTAGCATGATGCACAGTGAGATCTCCGGCATCGTGGCGGAGCGTAGGCTGAAAGGCGCGGCCACGGCAGCTTCGGCTGTCGCGGCACAAGCTAGGAAGAAGGCGGTCAGCGTCACTGGCGCACCCTCCGACACCCTCGCAAGCGCTGCTTCGGCAGGTAACATACGCGACGACCTCAGCGCGGCGTTCGACGCACTGTCGTAATCCTAGGCGGACCATTGCCTCACTAGGCTGCAGGAAAAAGAAACACTTCCTCATCCACTTAGGAGAACACTATGCCTTTCCCGAACGTGAGCGACCTCGTCGCCACAACCATCGAAAGCCGCAGCAAGAAGATCGCGGACAACGTCACCCGGAACAACGGAGCGCTGACCTGGATCCAAAAGCGAGGGAATGTGAAGACCATTTCCGGCGGCACGGTCATCTACCAGGAACTGGCGTTCGCCGAGAACGGCAACGCGGGCTGGTATTCGGGCTACGACGCCCTGCCGGTCGCGCAACAGGACGTTCTGTCCGCCGCGCAGTTTGACATCAAGCAAGCTGCGTGTCCCGTGGTCATTTCCGGTCTGGAACTGCTCCAGAACTCGGGCAAAGAGCAGATGCTTGACCTGCTCGAGAACCGCCTCGGTGTCGCCGAAAGCACGATGGCCAACCTCGCGGCTGGTGGCGTCTACAGCGATGGCACCGCGTCCGGGGGCAAACAGGTCACCGGGCTGGACGCTGCTGTGCCGGTCGTGCCGACCTCTGGCACCTACGGCGGCATCAATCGCGCCCTCTGGCCGTTCTGGCAGTCGAAGTCCGTCACGACGGGTGCCGCCATCACCTCGCTCACCATCCAGGGCTTCATGAACGCCATGTGGGCCAGCCTTGTTCGCGGTATGGACCGGCCGGACCTCATCATCATGGACGCCTCGCAATGGGCGCTCTACATGGCGAGTCTGCAGTCCCTGCAACGCTTCGCGTCTCCGGAGAAAGCGAACCTCGGCTTTCCCACCGTCCAGTTTATGGACGCGGACGTGGTGCTGGACGGCGGTGTCGGTGGCTTCTGCCCCCCGAAAACCACGTTCTTCCTAAATACGAAATATTTGTTCTGGCGTCCCCACGCCAACCGCAACATGGTCCCGCTCTCGCCGAACAAGCGTTACGCGACCAACCAAGACGCGGAAGTTCAGATTATCGCATGGGCGGGAAACCTGACGTGCAGCGGTGCGCAGTATCAGGGCCGGCTCATCTCGGTGTAATCCCGTGTGGGGACTTTGGGGCGGGCAGGCCCGCCCCTCTTTTTAACAGACACAAGGAAAAGACATCATGACAGCAGCAGCGAGTGTGTCGGGCTTCATCGGCTACCCGCCGATCGCTAATTGGGGCGGTTTCGATGCCACCCCGAAGGTGGTCCTCGGGACGATCATCAACGTGCAGGATCCCTTTTGGGGCGGCGGGGAATACATCTACCTCCAGATGCCGCTTTCGACGACCGCCAAGGCGGCGGCGATTCTGTGCTGGGACACGGTGGCACCGGCCTTCCTCTCGTCGCTGGTGGCGAACACGGCGGGTCTGGGCAAGCCGGTGGGGATTTCGCAGAATGCGCTGACTTCCAGCGCGTCCCCGCAATACGGTTGGGCTCAGATCAGCGGATTCACGCCGGTTTGGTCCAGTGCGTCCGTCGCAGCCGACGGTCTAATCGGCATTGTCGCCGCCGGTCAAGCCGGAGCTCTCGCGGCGGGCAAACAACTCCTGAACTGCCGCGTGACGGTTCCGGCGACTCCGGGCACGGTGGCGAAAACCAATACGCAGGTCAACTCGGGCTCCAATCAGCTCCAGGTGGTCAACACCGACGGCTGGTTCGTGGGTATGCTGGTGTCCGGCACGGGTATCCCGGCGACGACCTACGTCTCCGCGATCTCGGCCGACGGGCGCAGCGTCCTGCTGACCAACGCGGCCACGGTCACCGGCGGTGCGACGATCACGGCATCCTACGCCGCGACGCCGGACTTCTGGAACCTGTGCGTCATCAACCGTCCGATGGCGCAAGGCCAGATCCTGTAAGGAACGCGGCCTGCCCGAAGGCAGGCCGTTTTTCACACATCCCGGTCGGCGGGGTGTGGGGTAAACGGAGCGTTACATGGGCGAACTCCCGAAAAGCCCGGCTAAGACGGATGCCCAACTCCACAATGAGTTGAGAAGTCCTGGGTCATACAAGGCCGCAAAAGAGGAGCTCGTCCGCAGGATTGGCAAACCCGTCGTCATGCCCGGTGACGAAGATATGCTGAAGCAGCGCACCATGTCGGAAGAACTCAGAAAAGAATTGTAACCCCCCACAGGAGTTTCTATGGAAACCTACGAGTATAACCACAACCACTTCGACCCGAGAAACCCCTACGCGGGCGACGAAAAGAACCCCATCCAGTTCTACATGGGGGCGCTGAAAAACGACGCTGAGTCGGAAGTTTCGGGCCGTCCGATCTACGGGGACGTGGAGTTCATCCGCATCTTCAACAGCAAGGACAACATCATCGAGCGCCCGGTGCGCGACACCGACAAGGGCCGCTGGCCGAAACAATACGCCGCGTGGAAGAACACCGGAGAGAGCATCCCAGGCGCGGCAGGAACCCGCTTGGAGGTGTGGCCGCCGATTGCCAAGTCCGTCGTGGAAGAACTGAAATACTTTAAGATTTTCACGGTGGAGCAACTGGCCACCATGCCGGACTCGCTCGGCAGCCCCGTGATGGGCTTCAAGCAACTTCAGGCGCAGGCGAGGGCGTACCTGGACTTGGCGAAAGGGGCCGAGCCAGTCATGCACCTTCAGGCGGAACTGGACGCTGAGAAGCTGAAGAACAGCGAACTGGAAAACCGGCTGGGCAAGATGGAGCGTAAGATGGAGCGCATCATCAAGAACCAACCGGCCGAAGCCGGAGCGTAACGCATGGCCGCTCTTCAGAAAACGCAGACTATTCTCTACGAAGTGCAGCAGGCTTGCCTTCAGCTGAGCCTTGGCTCACCTGCTGCGGTCTACACTTCGCAGGATGAGACTGCGCTTCTGATGGGCAGCTTGGCCAACCTCGCGGGCACCCTGCTCAGCGACAACTACGATTGGCAGGACCTCCAGGATGTGTTCCCGTGTGTGGGGGACGGCACCACCACGCAGTTCCCCCTGCCCACCGACTTCGGGGCGTTCGTGGACAACACGGGCTGGTCGAACGCCAAGCGCCAGCCGGTAGTCGTGCTGAACGCGCAGCAATGGGCGATGGTATCTTCCTGGCTGTCCAACTCGTTCTTCGTGAACCCGGCGTGCCGGATATACCAGAACCAACTTCAATTCATGTCGCCGCCCGCTGTGGGCGAGACTGTGTCATTCCAATACCGCATCTGTAATTGGGTCTACGATGCGGATGCCCCGACTACCACTAAGTCGCTCCTCACTAAGAACGGTGATGTGCCGCGCTTCGATTGGCTGATGATGGTGCTGGCCCTCAAGCTGAAATGGCTTGAGCAGAAGGGAATGGACACAACGGCTGTGCAGAGCGATCTTAACGATCGGTATCTCCAGCTTACCACTAAAGACCAGACAGCGCCGATACTCCCGCTCAGCGGGCCTGCGTCCGGTAATATGCGCTTTCTGTCACTTTACAATGTTCCGGATACGGGCATTGGATCGTAGATGTTCCGTGCACCTAACGCCCCCGTCAAGCGTGCGCTCAGGCAAACAGGGAATATCGTCCCTCTGACGATCCCCCATAAGGGGATGAACACGCGGGACCCGTTTGCCGTAATGGGAATAGAATACGGCATCAGCCTAGTGAATGTTCTGCCGGAGGCCTTCGGCCTTCGCAGCCGCAAGGGCTATCAGGAGTGGGCGAACGCGCTGCCGGGTGGAACTGTCCCGGTGCCCACGATTCTGAACTACTATCCTGCGTCCACCATTATCTCGGGCACTGGCCCTGAGGGCGTGCTGTTCGCCGCCAAGGGCGGAGCCATCTACAACATCACGATCGGCGGCGTAGGTCCGTGGACTGCGGAAGCGGGCGTGTCTGGAGCGAGCGATTACTGGACTTGGCTGAACGTGCAGAACACCGCAGGGGCGTTCCTCTGCGCCTGTTGCAATGAAGGCGGCTACGCAATCTACAATGGGGCCACATGGACGACGCCCACGATGGGCGCGGCCCCCGGCCAAATCGGCAACGTAAACCCTGCGAACTTATGCTACGTTTTTCAGTGGAAGCATCGCCTGTGGTTCATTGAGAAGAACAGCACACGAGCATGGTATCTGCCTACCGACCAGATCACGGGGGCCGCCACGATGTTCGACTTTGGCACCCTGTTCTCGCACGGTGGAGTTCTAGCCGCGCTGTCCAACTGGACGGTTGACGGCGGGGCGGGCATCGACGACAACCTCGTGGCGGTGTCTTCCCAAGGGGACGTGATTATCTACAAGGGCGTAGACCCTGCCGACCCCACTTCGTTCAACCTGATCGGGGCGTGGTATGTCGGCCCGCTACCCGCAGGACGCCGCCAACTACTCGCTGACGGCGGGGAAGTCTACATCCTTTCGCAGTTTGGCGTGACACCAGTCAGCAAGATCATGGCATCGGCCAGCTTGGCGGAGCTCAACCAGAAACATCTGTCCTACAACATCGACCCCACCATCGTTTCAATCATGCAGCAGAGCGCGAATTTTGTGGGGTGGCAGCTTTTGTCTATCCCTCGGGAAGAGTTGCTGCTCGTAGGGATCCCAATCGGGGCCACCTCGCTAGAGGGCGACTACCTCGCATATAAGATTACCACGCAGGCGTGGGGCATCCAGTCGGGCCAAGAGTTTTCTACTATTGTGAACAACGGCGCGCAGGTGTTCGCAGGCACAGTGGACGGGCGCGTCGTCAAAGCCTACGTCGGGGACCAAGACGATGTCCGGATTGCAGGTGGCAGCACTCCCATCCAGTGCCAGATCATTCCTGCGTATAGCGGATGCGGCACTCCGGGGCAGCAGAAGCGGTTCCCGATGGTGCGCCCCTCTGTCCTGTCCGCGGGAACCCCCGCCTTAAGCATCCAGATTCTGGTGGACTACGGCCCGCCTACGCTGCCCTACATTCCAACTCTGCCCACGGCAGATGCTGGCTACCTGTGGGACGACGCTTCCTCATTGTGGGATACGGCGGCATGGGGCGGGCTGAACGTCATCATTCGGAAATGGCTGGGGACGACAGGCTACGGCTTCGTGGCTACCCCGCAGATTGACTTCATAACCGGCGGGGACACACTGATCAACGCAATCGACCTGTGGGTCCCGGGAGTTGGGGGTGTGATGTGATCGTCCTGCCGCAAAACGACGGACAGTGGAACGGCATGGCCCGATTCCTCCAGCACTACGCAGGCGTCGCGCCCTCAACCGACCTGCGGGTAATTGGCTGGGAGGAGGGCGGCGTGCTGAAGATGGTCGTGGGTATGGACGGGTTCCTCGGCAACGTCTGCCAAATGCACGTGGCGATGGCTCCGGGCTACCGCTTCACACCTCGCGCTCTACTCCGCTACGTCTTCGACTACGCCTTCCGAAAGACGAAGCGGGCTAAGGTCCTCGGCATTGTGAACAGTTTCAACGAACACGCGATGCGGTATGACGCGCATCTCGGATTTAAGGAAATCTTCCGGCTCCCGGGGGCACACGAAGAGGGTGGCGATTTGGTCGTGATGTCTTTGGGCGTTGAAGAGTGCGTATATCTGGAACCTGAAGAGGTAGAGGAACCCATGAAGAAGCATCCCACGCCATGTCAGCCGCAACAAGGAGGGAAGGGCAGTCCCCCTGCTCCGGACTACACAGGTGCCGCGAACGCACAGGCCGCTGCGAGCAAAGAGATCACGCGGGACACGACCTACGCGAACCGCCCCAGCATCAACACCCCGTGGGGAAGCCAAACGTGGAACACTGGACAGACCGTAGACCCATCGTCGGGGCAGAACGTCACCTCCTGGACCCAGGACATCAGCCTCAGCCCTGATCAGCGGGCTGCTGAGGCAGACCAGCAAGAGATCACTCGAGGCCGCTCCGCCGCTGCGAAGAACTTGCTCGGGCAGGCCACGAACGCCTTCGGCAGCCCGATGGACTGGTCCAAACTGCCCGGGACTCCCGGCAGCATCGAAGACGCTCAGAAAGGGGCCTTCGC